ATGCAAAATATTTTATTTTGCAATAAAGACTTAATATTCTTTTTAACATATGTGAACCTCCCTTCTGATTTATTGAAGGAAAAAATTCCTTCAGATTTAATATGTCTGTTTGGTGTGCGAAAAAAATTCTCTATATAAGCAAAATTTTGGAATGCGAAATGGAGATAAGATGTAATGTGAAAAAAGAGGTAAAAGTAGAAATTTGAATCATGAATAAAGAAAGGAGATGAAATAGTGAAAGATAGATATTTATTCAAGGCAAAGAGGATTGACAACGGCGAATGGGTGCAAGGGTATTTATATGGTATTTGGGAGAAAAGATACATTCTATGGGGAATGACAAATGATGTTCCCAATATGATTGAAGTAGACCCATATACTATTTGCCAGTGCACCGGTTTAAAAGATGATAATGGGAATCTGATTTATGAAAATGACATTCTTTTCTTAAAAGACGAAATAAACGGGTGTAAATGGAAAGCAGTTGTTGAATTTGGAAATCCAACTGGCGAATATAACTGGGGTTGGCAATTAGTTCAAGTAACAGAGTGCGAAGCAAATAAAGACATTCTTTTATGGATTGAAACAGAAATGAGTTATATGGATGCTAAAATAATTGGGAATACAATTGATAATTTGGAATTAGTAGAAAGTGAGGAATGACATGAAAAATGAATTTGTAAAATTATACAAAAAACATATCAAAAGAAGAGGGGCAGACAAGCTCTTAAGTTATCTTGTTGACAAAGGGTTCTTAGAGGCACCTGCGAGCACAAAATATCATGGAAGTTATGAAGGGGGCTTGGCGGAGCACTCTGTAAATGTTATGAATCGTTTGATGAATAAAGAGGTTCTTCAAGGTTATACAAAAGAAACAATTGCTATTGTTTCTTTGCTGCATGATGTATGTAAAGTGGATTTGTATAAGCCACAGCTTGAAAAGGAGAAAATAGCATACGAATACAATACCAAATCTTTTCCGGCAGGGCATGGGGAAAAATCTATTTTCCTCATTCAGCGTTTTATGAATCTGACCGATGAAGAAATCCTTGCCATCCGATGGCACATGGGCGCATTCGATGATGCGGTCAGAGGTGGAAGTCGGGATATAAACGCAGCATACAAACGGTCAAAATTGGCTGTATATTTGCATCTTGCCGACATGGCGGCAACCTATATCGATGAATAAAGGAGGTTATAGATTATGTTTATCAAAACGAGTATATTTAAGAAACTTTTAAAGGAAGCCTATAAAAATGACAATTTGAGTGTCGGACACAGTGGAAAGGCAAAAGTGTATTACATTGTTGGGGGCTATTGGTTTGTGGCCGTTCAAGAACAATTTTTCCCTAATGCTGAAAAAGCGGCTCTTGTTGAACTTATTGGAGATTTGCCACGAGATGAATATGTCCGAATACATAAAAATGAATCACGGCAGCAGTTGGTACCAGACGAGATGAAGATTCTTTTAGCCGAAAAAGAACCGGACGAATATCTGGAAGAAACCAATCTGCTTATTGAGGAACCGAAGTTTGGGGTAATTAGCAGACTTCTAACAAATGGCTCTGAATTGACGCCAATCAATGAAGGATTGTACAACATGATAGATGAAAGTGCGAAAACATCAGATGACATGGAGATTGAAGGACCATATAGGATAGAGGAGTCTGGGAAAATACTATTATGGCGAAACAATACATCGTTAATCGGATTACTTCCAAGAGGTTGGGATAAGGACGAAGATTTGATGGAACAGAAAACAATATTGGAAAGAACATTTCAAGGTAAATGGTAAAAGAAGTCTCCCTCTTGCTTTTGCAGGAGGGAGATAAAACAGAATAAAGGCAGCAGGACAGGAGTGAGTGAATGGCAGGATACTATGGTCCGGGAATATACCGGACAGAGTGCGCGTACTATATCCGGGAAAGTGAAAAGATGATAACGTGTGAGGGATTAGAAGAACATACTATATGCGGCACACGATTCCGGACGGAACAGGACAAATTCGATTTTCAAGAAAAGCATTGCTATAAAAATTGTGAAAGGTGCAAACATGGTAAGATGCTGGATGAAAGTTATGGGAACTAGGGGAGAAATCAGAAGGAATGATTGATATGCTTAAAAGAAAAAGGAGTTGAGAAGATGAGAACGATAAGTTTTGAAGTAACTGGTCAGCATATTGAATGTACAGAAGTAATTTCGGATTTAGTTGGAAATACGAGAGAGTATGTGCAGGCAAAGTTTTCCCTGCCAACAGAATGGGATGGATTGATTCAAATAGCGGTATTTACGGCAAATGGAAAAAATTATCCGGTTCTGATTGAAGATGGTAAGTGTGAAGTACCATACAAAGTGATGATGCAGGAATATTTTACTGTTGGATGTTATGCGGGAGCTAAGACAGATAGGATAACAACAGATACTTGCGTGGTTCGAGTTGAGGAATCCGTAAGATGCCAAGGCGGTTCGGATTATCTTTCGATTTATCAGAAAATGCAGGATACATTGAATGAAATGGTGGCTAAGGTGAATGAATACGAGGCAGCAGTTGAAAACTACAAAGAAATTGTAAATGACACCATGCATGAGCATTGTTTGCATGAAACACATTCCAGTGACGGGGCACATGGATTGCGTATACATGATGGACTGTTCCAGTATTATGACGGACAAGGCTGGGTAGATACAAAAGTGGGGGCTTTTGAAGGACAAAGCAGTACGTGGAAAAATCAAGTGGTATTGCAGTTTGCCGGCACCATGCGCGTGGAAAAAGTTTTAGAAAGCAGCTATTTCAAAATTCAAGAAAAAGGAGATACCCGTTCAAGCTCATTAGCACCATTTATTGATAGCAGTTATCCGTATCAAGGAGTACAATATGCCATATATGCAACGACAAATCAGAAAGTTTACGTATGGCATGTGCAGAAAGATATCAACGAAGATTATGGTGTATCCGTAGAGCGGTTGTATCCGGTGGATGATGCGGAGAATGATGTTATATTAAGAGTTGAATCAGGAAAAGGAATGCCTGTATTGATATGTGAGAGCAATGCGGAAGATGTAGTTGAAGTAGTGCATATGGAATACATAGAGAGCGACTTATCTACTAATCGTCGTATAACGGCATTGGAAGAATTAGAACAGAGGGGAACGTGGACGCCGGTTCTATATGTTACACCTAGTACAGTTGCACCAACCAATACAGTATTAGCTCAATATGGTTCTTATATCCGGCATGGTGATTATGTGTGGATTGAGGGAATGATAATAACATCAAGTAATTATGCTTGTTATAAAATAGGCGGACTGCCATTTGCACCGAATTCAGATAGACCAGCCATGTTATGTCCGGTAGCAGTAGTAAATGGGGAGAATTTTAAGGTATCTTCGTTAAATAAAATAAGTGAAAGTGGTACAGAAAATGAGCTGTATAATAACGATTATAACGCTGGAACAACCCCAGCTTCGTGGTACATTAGTGGATTTTACAAAATAAAATAACGGAAGAGAGAGGCATCTGTCAATGGCAGGTGCCTTTTTGTATGGGAACTAGGGGGGAAAGATAGCAAAGATTTTGTTATTCTGACCAAAAGGGGGTATCAGATATGGCAAAAAGTCAATATAGCGTAAAAGTTGAACCCTATTTGGAATTGATTGAGGGATGGACAAGAGAAGGTCTTGTAATGTCGCAAATAGCCGAAAAACTGGGGATTAGCAAAACAACATTATACAAATACATGCAAGAACATTCTGAACTTTCTGAACGCCTAAAAAAAGGGAGGGAAGTTTCAGACGCACAAGTGGAGAATGAATTGTTCAAAAAAGCGGTTGGTTTTACCAGGATTGAGAAAAAGCCGTTTAAGGTGAAAAAAGTGGACTATGAAAACGGAAAACGTAAGTGTGAGCGTGAAGAGGTAGTGATGGTAGACCAGGAAGTTTATTATCCGCCGGAACTGGGAGCACAAGTGTTTTGGTTGAAGAACCGCAAACCGGATAAGTGGCGGGAAAAAGTTGAGAACAAGATTGAGACCGAAGAGGATGGTGTAGGTGTAATGATACTTACTCCGGTTAAGGAGGCAGAGGATGAGTAAAATTGTTTGGTCGCCACAGCCACGCCAGAGTGCTTTTATGTGTCGTCCGGAGTATGAATGTTTGTATGGCGGGGCAGCAGGAGGAGGAAAATCGGATGCTATGTTGTGTGAAGCAATGCGACAGATTAAGGTGCCAAACTATAAAGGTATCATCTTTCGTAAGACATATCCTCAACTTCAAGAGTTGATATTGCGTTCCAACGAATTGTATAAAGCGGTGGTACCGCAGGCGAAATACAATGTAACTGATAAGAAATGGACGTTTCCGTCTGGAGCGAAAATCTTCTTTGGAACCATGCAGCATACGAAAGACAGATTAAATTATCAGGGACTTGCGTATGATTTCATCGGTTTTGATGAGCTGACGCATTTTACTTGGGAAGAGTACTCATATATGTTTTCACGTAACCGTCCAAGCGGACCGGGAACACGTGTATACATGAGAGCAACTGCCAATCCGGGTGGTGTTGGCCATGCATGGGTGAAAGACCGGTTTATTACAGCGGCACCGCCGGAAACACCGATTACCGAAGAACGGACAATTCTTGATCCGGACGGAAAAAAGATTCAGGTGAAACGAAAGAGAATCTTTATCCCATCATCGGTATTTGATAACAAAAAATTACTAGAGAATGACCCCTATTATTTGGACAATCTTGCCATGCTGCCGGAGGCAGAGCGTAAAGCGTTATTGTATGGTTCGTGGGACAGTTTTTCCGGACAAGTATTCAAAGAGTGGAGAAATGACCCGGAACACTATAAAGACAGAAAGTGGACTCATGTTATAGAGCCGTTCAGAATACCATCCTATTGGCGTGTATGGCGTGGATATGATTATGGGTTCGCCAAACCTTTTAGCGTTGGATGGTATGCGGCAGATGAAAACGGAAAGATTTATCGAATCCGCGAGTATTATGGTTGCACCGGTGAACCCAATGTGGGACTGGAGTTAGACCCAACCCAGCAGGCAAAACACATTAGGGAAATTGAAAATGAGGACCCAAACCTCAAAGGCAGAAAGATAATAGGTATCGCAGACCCGTTCATATGGGATTGCTCACGTGGTGAATCCATTGCAGAAATGATGGAGAAACACCCAAACAACATTCTCTTTAGTCCGGGCGATAATGCAAGACTTGCCGGAAAGATGCAGTATCATTACCGGATGGCATTTGATGAAGATGGAGATACCATGTTCCAGGTATTTGATACATGTAAACACTTTATCCGAACAATCCCGGCACTTGTGTATAGCGAGAGCGATGTGGAGGATATTGATACTACACAGGAAGACCATATTTATGATGAGTGCCGGTATGTGCTTATGGATAATCCAATATCCCCAAGGAAAAATGTGCTGGAGCGTGACCATATAGGGGATGATCCTTTGAATCAAAGGACAACCTCAAATGAAGATGCAAACAGATATGAATTTTATATGATTTAGGAGGCAGAATATGAATTTACAATTATTTGCACAAAAGAAAGAAAAAAAGATGGAAGATCAGAGGACACCTATGCCTGAAAGTGTCGAAAAGTCGACACCGCAGGCAGGATTGGATGGAAGTGCCGGAGAACCAAACACACAAGAGGAAATGCAACAGTATGAGAAAGAAAAACTCACAAATCTGACAGAGGATGATGTGAGAAAAGCGGCGGAAACACTAAAGAAATACAAAGAGGGGAAAGACCGGTTCGATAGAAAAATAAGAGCCAATGAAGAATGGTGGAAATTACGCCATTGGCGAATTGTTGAATCGGAGGAGAAGAAAAAAAAGAAAGGAATGACAGAGCCGGTTTCTGCGTGGCTGCACAACTCGATTAATAACAAGCATGCGGATATGATGGACAACTTCCCGGAACCTACCGTACTGGCACGTGAGTCATCCGATGAACAGACGGCGAAAACACTGACCTCCATTCTGCCGGTAGTTCTTGAATACAATCGATACGAAGAAACGTATAACGATTGTGCGTGGTACAAACTGAAACAGGGAGCCAGTGTGAAAAAGATAGTATGGGATTCGCGTAAGAACAATGGCGTTGGTGATATTAACATTGCCAAAATAGATATACTGAATTTGTTTTGGGAACCAGGTATTAACAAGATTCAGGAATCTGCAAACCTTTTCCATGTGGAATTGATGGATAACGAAATTTTAAAACAGCGTTATCCGGATATTGATTTGACGGGAAGTGACATCGTACTAACTAAATATATCAACGCGGAAAATGTCGACACTTCGGAGAAATCGTATGTTGTAGATTGGTACTACAAAAAAGACAATGGAACAAAGGATATACTGCATTACTGCAAATTCGTAAATGACAAGATTCTGTATGCATCCGAAAATGATCCGGAGTATGTAGAAAGAGGATATTATGACCATGGGATGTATCCGTATGTGTTTGATGTTATGTTCCCGGAAGAGGGGACACCAGTGGGATTTGGTTACATAGATATCATGAAAGACCCACAGCTTTATATTGACAAATTAGACCAGGTAATATTGGATTCTGCTATCAAGGCAAGCAAAGCCAGATACCTTTCAAAAGACACGGGAGGAATCAATGAGGATGAATTTAACGACTGGACTAAGGAAGTTGTACACTACACCGGAAATCCGGATGATATTCAACCAATGCAATCAGTAGTTCCGCCAACACAGTGTATCAACGTAAAAGAGGAAAAGATAAACGAATTGAAAGAAACATCAGGTAACCGTGACTTCTCGCAGGGAAGTACACAAAGTGGTGTTACTGCTGCTACGGCAATTGCCGCCTTGCAGGAGGCAGGAAGTAAGTTGTCGCGTGATATGATTCGAGGAACCTATCGGGCATATATGGAAGAATGTTACATGGTTATTGAACTGATACGTCAGTTTTATGATGAACCACGTAAATTTCGCATACTGGGCGAAAAAGGAGAACAGCAATTTGCAACCTTTGATAATGGTGGCATGATTCCGCAGGATGGTGGAGAAGAGATGGGCGTGGAAGTAGGAGAGAGACTGCCTATCTTTGACGTTACTGTATCGGCGGCCAAGAAATCAACTTACTCACGAATGGCGCAGAATGAACTCGCACTCCAGTTTTATGATAAAGGCTTTTTCGCTCCCGGAAATGCGGATGCATCGTTGGCATGCCTTGATATGATGGAGTTTGAGGGCAAAGAAAAAATTATTATGAAAATACAGGATAATGGAACCATGTACCAGCAGTTGATGGCACTGCAGCAGCAGGTACAGCAATTGATGCAGATGACTGGAATGCAGGGGCAGGAGGTCGTAAATGGTGGTGACCCAAATCCTCCGGGGCAGGACTCTAAACAGACAATGAAAAATGATTCCTTAGGTGGAGCCATGACAAAGAGTGAGCGTTTGGATGGAGCAAAAGAGCAGGCAAGCAGTATGGCGAGTGTATAGGAGTATTAGTATGTTAAGTATACAAATTGAGTGGTCAAAAGAAAAATTTGAATTGAATGTAGTGGGACATGCAGGATACGCGGAACATGGAAAGGATATTGTATGTGCTGCAGTATCCGTAATTGTTGGTATGCTGGCAAACGAAATTGAAAATCATGAAGAAATGTATCCGGGGCAGCAGGTGGAAGTCAAGAGCGGACTTGCTATGATTCATACGGCGTACAGAAGTAAGTTACGAGCGAACATTGTGTTTGATATGGTTGTAGATGCTTTGCTTGCTCTGGAGGAACAGTATCCGGAGTACATAAAAATTTTAATTTCAAAAACCATGGGAGTTTGGGGGTAAACGAAATTTAAACCGTGATATGGTAGTGATGTGAAAACCACTGGCACTTCGGAAAGACGATGGAAACGACACTTCGGAAAGACGATGATAGCGACACTTCGGAAAGACGATGGAGGAATGAAACCTATGAAAAACAAAATTTATTTGCAGTTGTTTGCAGAGGGCGCAGGAGAAGCAGGAGGCGCAGAAGTTGAGACTGGCTTAGAGGGTCAGAACGACCAGCAGACTGTCCAGGTACAGACAGACACCGGTGAGGAAAGTACAGAGGACAGAGGAACCAAGTGGAAGAACATGATTAAAGGGGAGTTCAAAGATGAATATAACCAGAGTGTTCAGAAGGTGATTAACGACAGATTTAAGCAGACCAAGGAAATGGAAGAGCGGTTATCATCATCGCAGAAAGTCCTTGATTTTGTGGCACAGCGCTATGGATTGGACAAGACCGCAGATGCGGATGACATGTTAAGGGCATTGGAAGAGGATGATTCCATGTTCGAAGAGCGTGCCATGGCAAAGGGAATGTCCACGGAACAGTATCGTGAATTCTATCGTTTGGAAAAACAGAATGAAGAATTCAGACGAGCGGCTGAGGAAACGCAGAGAATTCGTCAGGCAGATGAAACGTATAGCAAGTGGATGTCAGAGGCAGACGCATTAAAGGAAATTTATCCGAATTTTAGCTTTGATGAGGAGGTTGAGAATAAAGACTTCCTACAGTTGCTGCAGAATGGCATTGATGTAAGAACAGCGTACGAAGTTGCGCATCACGATGAAATCATGCGAGGAGCTATGCAGATGGCATCAGCTAAAACAGCGGAGCGCGTGACGGATGGTATTCGCGCGAAAGGCTTGCGTCCGGCTGAGAATGGAACAAATACTTCTTCAAAGCCCGTAGAGCAGAAAATTGACATAAGCAAGTTGACAGCAAAAGATATCGATGAGTTATCAAAAAGAGCCGCACGCGGTGAGAAAATTGTATTCTGACCGATGTGCAGAATGGAGGTAAGTAAAATGAACAAAGCAAGAAAATTGGCAAAACGAATGTCTTTACAGATGTTTGCAGGGAATTTAAATCCAAATACAACAGGTGACTCGGGAATGACTGCCGAGATGAAAGAGTTTTATGAAAAATCTCTGATTACGATGGCAGAGCCCAAATTGGTGTTTGACCAGTTTGGTGATAAATATCCAATTCCGAAAAACGGTGGTAAGGTAATCGAATTTAGAAAGTATGATTCGTTACCGAAGAACACGAAACCTTTGCAGGAAGGCGTGACACCGGATGGTAGTAAGATGAAGGTGACCACGGTTAAATCCGAGGTACAGCAGTACGGTGATTATATCACTCTTACGGATGTGCTGGAACTCACAGCAATTGATAACAATGTGGTGCAGGCTACAAAGTTAAGTGGTTCGCAGGCTGGACGTACGTTAGATACCATTACGCGTGATGTAATTAGCGGTGGCACCAATGTAATGTATGCACCTAAATCGGACGGCACAGAGGTCCTTACAAGAAAGACATTGGATGGAACCTGCAAATTGCATGTAGATATCTTTTTGCAGGCAGCAGCCTATCTTGGAAGTGTAAACGCGGAAACAATAGAGGATGCCTTTGTATGTGTTATTCATCCGAACGCTGCTTATGATGTGAAAACATCAAAGGGATTTGAGGAATGGAATAAGTACACGACACCGGATAAGATGTGGAAGGGTGAAATCGGACGCATTGGAAATATTCGTTTCGTAGAAAATTCAGAAGCCAAAATTCTGAAAGACGAAACTTGTCCGGAAGGTTTGGCGGTTTACTGCACAATGGTAATTGCAGCACACGCCTACGGTGTAACCGAAGTAGAAGGTGGCGGATTACAGCATATTGTCAAACAGCTGGGTTCGGGAGAAGACCCGTTGAATCAGCGTTCAACGGTTGGCTGGAAAGCTATTAAGACGGCAGAGCGTCTGGTGGAACAGTACATGATTCGTATTGAGTCGTGTGGTTTTAAAGCCGGCACAGTAACAGCAAACTAAGAGGATGGGTTCTCTTTTCGAGGGGAACCCATTTGAAAAAGGAGGAAAAATCATGGCAACAGCAAAAAAGGACGATGTTACGCGTTTGGTTAAGATTAAATTGTTTAAAGACAAGGATAAATATTCGGAAGACGTTACCGTAGTTGTAAATGGAACTACATTCCGCATTCAGCGCGGAGTGGAAGTTGAGGTGCCATATTATGTGGCTGAGGTATTGCGTAATTCTGAAAAAGCAGACGAGGAAACAGAAACAAAGATTTCTGAGTTAGTAGCAAAAAATGAAAGCAATTAGTTCCCCTGATAAGAGGAAAGTTGCGGGGAAGCAGTGACCTTCCCCGCTTTTTTTAGGTTGAGGTGAGAAAGTTGAGAGTGCAGGAAGCAATTGAAAAAGCAGACCGGTTAAGACCAAATCGATTTTCGGACATGGAAAAAATTGAATGGTTATCGATGCTTGATGGACAAGTTTATGATGAGGTAATTAGCAGGTATGAAGAAAATGTGGACGTTGTATTTGATGGATATGATGAAGAACATATGAATGAAGACCTATTAATACCGGATACCTATGCGAAAGTGTATGTTGATTATTTGATGGCTCAAATCGATTTTTATAATCGTGATATGGGAATGTACAATAACCAGATTGTGGTATTCAGTAATGGGTATCAGGATTTTAAGAACTGGTATATTCGAAATCATATGCCAATGCAGCCAAAAAGAACGGGGGTGTAACCTTGACAATAACACCAGCTACAGAAATGGAAACAACAAGGGATATGATATCTGCTTTTGGCGGGTACAACCATACCATGAATTGTGGGGAAAATGAATTTTATATGGAGAAGAACATGACATCCGATTATTACCCGGCACTGGCACCCAGAAGAAAGAGAAGAATGCTGTTTCGTACCGGAGAAATCTATGGAATGTATGCGAAAAACGGAATTTTGCTTGTGGAGGATGGCAACTTAGTATATACAGACAAAGAAATGAACGATTGGCAGATTATTGGTCAGCTTGCGAAAAGCACTAAAGTAATGTGTGGTATGGGGGCGTATGTGGCTATTTGGCCGGACAAAAAGATATTTAATACAAATGACAAGACGCTTAAAGATATGGAGGCATCAAAGGCAACGGCAGGAACGGTAATATTTTCCATGTGTACGCTGGATGGGGCAGATATTACCCCTATTACAAAGGCACCGTCTATTGGAACAGTGGCACCTCAATCACCGAAGGCAGATGATTTGTGGCTGGATACATCATCGACACCGCATGTGATTAAAAAGTATACGACTACCTGGACAAAGATAACTACATGCTCTAATGGTGCCATTTACTGGATGGATACGGGGACAACACCAAATGTATTGAAGTTGTGGAGTGAATCTGAAAACCAGTGGACGGCAGTGGCTACAAGCTATACTAAAATATCAAACACGGGCATAGGAAAGCCGTTTGAAAAATATGACGTAGTGAAGATTGATGGTGTGACGGGAAGCATTGCTGATACGTTCAATCAGGATATGGCAATCTGGGATAAAAAGGATGATTTCATCATTGTAACGGCTCTGCTTACCAATAATACAACACAAACTGGGGTAATTACATTGAAGCGTAGTGTTCCGGATATGGATTATGTGTGTGAAAGTGATAACCGTATATGGGGGTGTTCTTCGGAGAAACATGAAATTTACTGCTGTAAGCAGGGAGATATGACAAATTGGTATTCTTATCTGGGTACTGCGGCAGATTCATATGCGGCAACGGTCGGCAGTGATGGAGAATTTACCGGATGTACAGCATACGGCGGACAAGTTTTGTTTTTCAAAGAGGATTGTATTCATAAGGTATACGGTTCTTATCCGGCAAATTATCAGATTAATACGCAGCGATGCCGCGGTGTGCAAGAGGGGTGTTCGGAAAGTCTGGTGCTTGTGAATGAAATATTGTATTACAAATCACGCGAGGATGTGTGTGCGTATGACGGAAGTACTCCGGTATCAATTAGTGCAGCATTAGGAGGAGAATGCTATGAAAAGGTAAGGGCAGGTGCACTGGGGGCAAAATACTATATGCACGGGAAAAATATGCGTACGACTCGTTATGAGACACTTGTGTATGATTCGAGTAAAGGAATGTGGCACAAAGAGGATGAGACATCTTTATGCAGTATGGATAAATTTGTAAACATGGATGGGTCTTTGCTTTATATGAATGATAGAAAAGTAATGGAGATTACATCAAGGGATTACACGACAGAGGAAGGACTGGAAACAATACTTGAGTGGAGTGCGGAAACCGGCTTGATAGGGATAAGTTATCCCAATAACAAGTACATATCAAAAATCTGTTTGAGGTTGTCTCTGCCATTAGATTCGGAATTGGATGTAGATGTAATGTATGATTCCTGTGGAGAATGGGAGGAGGCTGCACATATGGAGTCTAAATATGAACAAAGTAGAAGAGATACTCCCTCTTTTGTAACAATGCGGAGTTTTGAAATACCAATATTTCTGATTCGATGTGATCATATGAGAATCCGGTTAAGAGGGAAAGGAGATGCGAGAGTTTACAGCATTTCCAAAGTTTTGGAACAGGGGGGATATTAATGGCCACGTTACAATTTGACCCTATCCAATTAGATGGTATGGATGGAAAAAATATTCAGAAGTTGAATTCATGGATAATACGTCTGATAGATAATTTAAGTTATATCTTAAATAATCTTGAACTGGATAATATGACTTCTGAGACAGAAAAGAAATTTAGTCAAGTGCAGGAAACTGTAAAGATGGCAAAGGAAGCAAAAGAGATTGCAGACAATATGGTAAAGAAATTAAATAGCGGAGAGTTAAAGGGGGAGCCGGGGGAAGATGGCGAGAATGGAATTACGCCGACGATAGGTGATAATGGAAATTGGTATTTAGATACTTTGGATACTGGAAAACCATCGCGTGGTGAGAAAGGCGACCAAGGTGAAAAGGGAGAAAAAGGTGATGCCGGAATGAGTTATGAAGAAGGACAGTGGACGCCTAGATTATTTAACACAGCAAGTAATGAGATTAAAACGTCAATTGCAGCGGCTATGGGAAATTATTATAGAGTTGGAAATATTGTTTTCGTTGAGGCTATGATACTGACAACCAGCAGTTATGCCTGCCACCATATCAGTGGACTGCCATATGAACCTAATCATAATCGGCCATCTCAGGTTTATCCAATTGGTGTTGTTTCAGGTAGTAGTGGAACAAATGCTCCATTTAATGAAATTAGTGGCAGCAGTTCATATTATGTTAAAAACGGGGCATACGCGTCCGGAAAAACATATGACAGTTGGTATGTATACGGTTGGTATAGAAAGGCTTAACGAGGAGGTATTGAAATGGAAATTAACGAAGAAAAAACGGTAGATATGTTGTCGACAGAGAGTGTGAGCATCTTAACAAGAAAGGTACTAATTGATGGAGAAGTGAAATCTCAGGTTGGAGAGAATCATAGACGAACCTATCTTAATTCCGTATCCGGAAGAGAAGAATTGTTGAAGGAGCAGACAGAAAATGTGGTAAATGCCGTGTTTGCAATATGGGGTTCGGAACCGGTGGTAGAGGAACCCATCATAGAAGAGGAGGATGAGGATTATGGCGAAAAAGAAGAGCAGTAGCAGTAAAATAACAATCACCAAAGCAACAACTGTGAAGACACCGACAATAAAGTCTTATACGCCATCGAAAGCAGTAAATGCCGCAAAGAGTACATTGCAAAAGACAGAGAAGGCAAGGCCGGCAGCTTATACCAGTAAGTATGGAACACAGATAACCGGATTGGCGGATGCGATTGCAAATCGCAAAGGTTTTTCCTATGACTATACAAAGGATGCTTTGTATCAGAATTATAAGGACCAGTATCAGAGGCAGGCACAGTTAGGGATGCAGAATGCAACGGCGCAGGCGGCCGCATTGTCCGGAGGATATGGAAACTCTTATGCAGCTACAGCCGGCAATCTTGCGTATCAGGAAAACATGTCAGCCTTGAATAATATAATTCCTAGTTTGTACGAGGCAGCGTATAACCGGTATCAGACGGATTTGGATAATCAGAGATCCGACTTGTCTATGTATCAGGGACTTGACGAAAGCGATTATGCGAAGTATCGGGACAAGGTTGGCGATTGGCAGGATGACAGAAATTATTATGCGAACCGATATGATGCGGCATATAATAACGATTTTAACAACTATACCGCGAATGTATCTAATCAGCAGTGGAAGTATGAACAGCAAAATGGCAACAGCCAGTGGAGACAGCAGCAGAACGCATCCAATTACTGGCAGAATAAGGATTACCAGTTATCAAAAAAAGCTAAGGCCGCCGCTGCAGCAGCTAGTAAAAAGAGGTCATCGGGTACAAGTTCTGCTTCGACTAGTGGAATTAAGATTCCAACAGATATTAAGTCGAAGGTTAAGGAACTGGCTAAGAACAATGACACGCAGGGTATCGCAGAATATTTGAACAATATGGAAAAGAGTGGCGTGTTATCTGCTGATCAAAGCAATTATGTATGGAGTGTTTTATTGGGATATACAGCAAAAGATTTACCGACATATATAACCTCTGATGGAACTACTACGAGAGGGTTAAGCAAATATCCAACCTATGACAGTGCAGTGGCGGCCGGAGCAGATGCGAAGACTACATTATCCTATGTTGATTTTATGCGAAATCTGCCTAGCAGCAGGGAGTTACAGACAGTAGGCTCTTACAATGACTATTTGGAAAAACAGGTGAATAAAAACAAAAAGAAACAGTCCTCAAAGAAAAGCAAAAAGAAAAAGTAAGGAGAATATATATTATGGCAAATAAGAAAAAGAAACAGAATAATCATGCATCCGGTTCCGGGAGTATTATATCAAATTATTTTGAGAGCCAGGACAAGTTGTATGAAAGAGATATGCAGGGACAAAAAATAGCCAGTGAGACCAGAGCAAAGGCTGATTCTTATTATGGTGAGGATAAAAAGTATTCGGATACCGACTATACGAATCAGTCAGAATCCCGCTATCGTCGATTGGCAGAGAAAGCAGTAGAAATTAAAGAAAGAACGCAAAAGAACAGCGAAAAGTATAAGAGAACCAATACGCTGATTCGCAATGCAGCAAAGGCAGAAAATAATATGCTGTCGGAAATTCCGAGACGGGAACAAAGGGAAAAACAGGAACAGCAGAGAAGAAAGCAGAGAGAACAGCAGAGCACAAATGGAAGTAATGTTCGCAATAATAATGCGGAAAAGACAAACCAGTTATTTCGGACTTCATCTGGTAATACATACAGAAATCCATCACAAATGAACTATGATGAAATTCAAACTGCGCTTGCAAATGCGAAGAAAAATAAAGACTTGTTTAAGTCAAAAATCGCGGATAGTGGTCTGTTTAAACGGGGATTTTCGGGAGAATGGGAAAAAGTTCAGCCAAAAGATTTTGAGGAAAAGTTAGGAAAAAAAGGTGTATCGTGGGAAGATTACAAGGAATATACCAGTTTGTGGAATAAGTACCAGGATAATGTCGAGTATATGTCGGAACTGGAAAGTAATCAGCCACGAGTAGAGCTGGAGCATGAATATGACAAGCTGGGGGATGCCGATAAGCAGTTAGTAAAAAAGGCAGCAGATTATGTGTGGGTAGAGAAAAGAAAATACAGTGCAGATAAAAATCATTTAGTTCCGACGATACAGGATAAGCTGGAAGTAAGTAGCAATCCGGAGTATTTATCACAAGCATATGAAAAATTTCCTAAGTTAAAGGAATTAAAAGAAAAAGGAATTGATGTAGATTACATTATCGATAGCGAGAACATTAACACTGATAATAAAGAACAGGAGGCATGGGATGAAGGGACAAGAAAAATAGCAGACGAACATCCGGTAATATCCAGTGCGATAAGTGTGGGGTCAAACTTGCTTTCACCGTTGGAACTTGCAGAGGATGTAAATCATGCGGTTAAAAACCTGTCATCGGATAAGTCTTATCCCATTAATCATGCCAGCCACCCATACAGTTCTTATACGAACAATGTAAGACAGACAGTATCCGAAGGTATTGATAATGATATTGGTAAGTTTGTCTATAACGCCGGAATGTCCACGGTTGATTCTGCTGCGGATATTCTTGTGACGAAAGGATTTAAGGGAACCAAGTTAGCAGGTGGGGCAGCTAGTGCGTTGATGGGAGCAAATGCCGCAAATCAATCGTACATGGACACCTATGAGAGAACAGGAAGTGCCGGACAGTCTTTGATTACCGGATTGGGAGCCGGTTTGGCAGAGTGGGCAAGCGAAAAGTTTTCACTGGATAGTTTTGAAGCGTTAAAAACAACAAATCCAAAACAGTTTCGTGATTTTGCAAAGAACCTTGTAAAGCAGGGGGCGGTAGAAGGGTCAGAAGAGGCTGCTTCGGACTTTGCAAATGCATTTGTCGACCGTGCAGTTAATGGAAGTAAAAGTGAGTATAATGAAAATGTTAAAAATTATATCCAACAGGGAATGTCAAAGGATGAGGCAAAGAAAAATGCACGGAAAGACTTCTGGATACAGGTGGGCGAAGACACGGCAGCAGGGGCTTTTTCAGGTGGTCTTTTTGGTACCTATGCGAATGTGTACTCGAAAGTACAGTATCAGTCATTAGTGAAAAAGAATGGGACATCAATTGCAGAGGGAAACGAAGGAGCAGATTTACTTACATATGCTGCAGAAAAGGGTATGGATACCTATGAGAAAGCAAAAGATGATACGGAAAAGTATGGTAAAATTTCAGTAGACATCATGGAAAATGTAGAAAACAATTTTACGGAAGCGAGAACCAGTGGAGAACTTGCAAGGGCGTATGAAGATGCCATTCGTGGTGTGCCGGATAGTCTGGGAGTAGAAATCGACCAGATGGCACGTGAGAAAGCACAGGAGTTAGCTAAAAAGAGTAAATATGCAAAATTCGAATCCGAGCGGCAGGCATTGTATGACATTATGGATGCCTCTGTTTCTAATGCGATGAAAAGAACGGTATCTCTTAATCAAAAAAGAGAGGTGGTGCAGAATGAATCCGTGTCAGAGCAGGAGGAAGATGCTATTGCTAATATGGATGCTACATCCGATAGTGTGAATCTTGATGAGGAAATGGAACGGAATCAACGACCGGTTGAGGTACAAGAACTGCAGCCGGAAAAGGTAAAGCAGAATGTTACGAGTGACCTTGAAGTCGAAAAAAGAAATGTTGCACCGTCAGAAAATGTTACGAATGCCAATTTTAGAAAGACAGAGAATGCAGCATTTACGGCATCCGATGAACAGGTCAAGGTGAAAGGATTCCGAGAAATTGGAAAAGAATCGGCTACAGTAGAGACTACGGATGGCGAGGTAGTAAATCTTGCGGACTTGTCTTTTCAGGATGAAGGGACACAGGATTTGTTTAACATTGCATCAAAGATGGATAATGCGGCTGCGGCAACGGCACTTGTAGATTATTACAATGGTAAGGATAATGCCGGTGTTTATGCAAATAATTTTCGTATGGCATATCGCATGGGAAGATTGGGAAGTATCAGTTTTGATAAAATGATGCAGGCGTCTAAGTCATTTCGTATAATGAGTGACAAGGGAGCAATGCGTCTTGCGTATGAATTAGGAAAGGCACATGGAGAAAACGCAAAGGCAGCAGAGGCAGAAAACAAAGTTGCGCCGGCGCAAAAAAAAGGAAAAGGTGAATATCAAGATTACCGCTATGCTTCGGAGGATAAGGATAGCTTTGTTCGCGTGAAAAAAGAATTGGCAAAGAAAACCGGATTGGATGTATTGGATTTAAATACCCTCACAGATAAAGATGCAGATACGGTAAATGGTTTATTGAATATGGATAGAGGACAGATGGCATTTGCGGAAGATGCAGAAAATAAATTTGGTGTAGTGATACATGAATCTTTGGAATTTGCATCGGTAATGTCGGAAAAAGAGTATCAGAAATTAATGGGAGTGATGCTTAATTACCTAGTAGAGAAACATGGAGCAGAGGATATCCATGCCTTAATTGAATCTTATCAAAGAGCCTATGAGCAGGTGGAAGGTGAAAAAAGTTATGAGGATGCCGCTGGAGAGTTAATCAACGATGCTGTCAGTGGTGTGTTTTATGATGAAGTCGGGGCAAAAAACTTTATTGACTGGGTAATGAAAGATACGAAGCTGGATGTAAATGAAAAGAAGAATGTATTTAAGAAAATTGCAGATTTGGTAAAGCATGTATTTGAAAAGATAAAAAAATATATTGATGATACTCCTATGACAAAAGCGGCCAGACTGGCAGCAGAACTGAAAGTGGAACAAAAGGAGGAAATCCGTAAGCTGTTTATGGATGCTGTAGATAAAGCGGGGGAACTGTATAAAGCTACGAGCGAGGATATATCTTCGAATGAAGTGAAGAGCAGGTATAGTGTGTCAGTTGGCATGAGTGAGTCAGAACGTGCTGAGGAGCTTGAGCGTGAGACGATAAAGGTGGAAAATAGAGAAATGCCAATGACAGCTAATGAAAAGGCAAATCTGGAAAAAATGATTCCTTATAAATTTGGTAAATTCTTCAAGGTGCTTCATGATAAGTTTGAATTGGAGGGGACGTATCGAAATGGTAACTTGGAATTCAAGTATTCCAAGGGAAGTACCAATGAGAGTGTACACAAGAGTAAGCAGGCATATGGTAAAGCAAACGATATCGTTCAGATGATGTATCATACAAGAGATATTATAGAGAATGCAGTACCTATTGTTATTCATGATGATATTTATAAGGGGACAAGAAGAGACGAGCATAGTGTAAAAAATATATATGTTATGCTTGGAGCATACAAGGAAGGAACAGGAGTAATTCCTGTTGAAATAATTGCGAAAGAGAGAATGGGAGGAGATAATACTATCCGAATGGAAGTGACATTAAATAAAATAGGAGAAAGCGTCATGGTCGTAGGCCCCTGGAAAAACCAGACAGCTACGGCTCAGCAATCTCCTATTGAAGTGAGTGTAGCACAGATAATTAAGAGTGTCAATTCGGAATACGGTGAATTTCTGAAATATGTGCCAAAGAGTATGTTGTCGGAGGAACAGTTGAACGCAGCAAGAGAAGCACAACAGAAGCAGGATGCACGTGTGCAGAAGTTGCGTGAGGAAATACGGCGCTCATTACGTGTACCAACAATGGATTCAGAGGGGAAGAAACTGTCAAATGGTCAGAAGGAGTATTTCAAAGACAGTAAAGTGCTGGATAAAGACGGCAAACTAAAAGTTATGTATCATGGTACGGCGAGAGCAGATAGAGTAGGCTACTATTTTAATCCGGACAGAGCAACCTCTGGCCCGATGGCATATTTTACGGATGACAAAGGAATTGCAGAAAGGTATTCAAAAGATAAGTCTGATACATCCATAGAGTATGATGAGAGATATGATAGTTATTTTACTCAATTTCGCGTGAAGGTAGATGGAGAAGATATCTCGGTATGTGAACTCTGGGACAGATTGTCGCCTTTGGAAAAGAAAAATATTCAAGATAAGGCAGGACATATTCGGATTGATGATGAATATGAAAATATTATATATGACGAAGGAACAACGACTGGAAACGGTAATTTTGATTCCTATCTGATGCGAGAACATAAAGGCAATGTATTGGAAGCGCTAGTAGATGCTTGGCTGCAGTCAGGAGATTTATATGGCGAAGAGGCATGGTTTAAGGATGTTCTTGCTTTGGTTGGAATAACGGACGTGGAATATTTGGATCCGGAATATCGGGAAGAAAAAGTATATGAGGTGTATTTGAACATCACCAATCCTTTTGATGCGGAAAATATATCCGATGCAATGATGGATGAAATAGAAAAGGCAGCGAGAAAAGCGAAAAAGGGAACCGGTAATAATGCAGATATGTGGGACAAAAATAATATGGAACCAATGGAATTCGTTGAACGAGTAAAAGACGACAGAAAGAATGGAACTACAAAAGCGTGGACAAGTATACCAGATTATGTAACAAATGTGTTGATTGAAAACGGATATGACGGAATCATAGATAAAGGTGGAAAACAAGGTGGAGATGTACATCAGGTTGTCATTCCTTTTTATAGCGAACAGATTAAAGCTACTACGAATGAAAATCCGACAAAAGTGAATAAAGATATACGGTACTCCGTCAAAGTAGATGTGGAAGAACAGATAGACAAGGTATTGGAAGACCGGGTACCGAATAATTACACCCATGTCTATCTGGGAGAGACACCAAAAGCCATGCAGGAGATAGGCTGGTCCCAATTGCCGATGCTGATGACGAACCGACATGTATATAGTGTAATCAATTCGGAAGAAGCGAGAAAGGAAGGACGATATAAGGGAATTCGGAATTATCATAATCTAGGAAAAGATAAATTTATGCAGGTGCTAAAAGATATTGAGAAACCGGTTATGATGATAAAATCGAACATGGATAAAAATAGTGCGGATTTAGTGTTGGTGTCTTCGATTACGGATTCGCAGGAAAATGTTATAGTGGTGGCAGTTAAGCCCAATGGAGTGGGAAGAACAGGAGTTGCTACAGTTGATGCCAATATAATGCTAAGCATGTATGGTAAAGATTCAATTGAAAGATATATTAAAAGAGCAGAGAGCGAGGATAGGATAATAAAAACAAATCCTGATAAAGCAGTGGGTCCAACGGTCCAATTCCGAGGGAACTTACTTCATCAGGATTATAGTGACAATTTAGCACGTTACAAGGAAATTGTCAATAATATTTTATCTCCGAAAGGAAAAAAATATTCCATAAGTGTGTCAGAAAAAACAGATCACTTACGACATTCTCTTTCGGAAACGATGTCCACTGAGGAAAGTCTTGTGGAGGAGAACAAATATTTGCGTCAGGTGATTCAAACGCTGGAGAGTGAATTTAAGCCGGGAAAGAAAACTATTCCGGAACCGGCACGTGTAGAGGTAGTATGTAAAAAAATATTGAAAAAATATCATTCGTCCTTTGATACAGAAACATTTCGGGATAACCTGACAAAACTGTATGCTTATATGAATGAAGAGGGTGCGGATTATAAAGAGGCATTAAAGATTACTTCTGAAATTGCACGAGGTGTCCTTGAAAAAAGCACAGCAAAAGATATGACACTGTATAACGAGTACAAAGATTTACGAGAGTATTTCCGTAAAACAAAACTTGCGTTGTCGGAAGCCCAGAAAAGTGAAGTAAATTACATGTATGGAAGTATGGGAGAGTTTCGCAAGAGTAATTTCGGACGGCTTAGAATTGTTTCGGAGGGGACGACTCTTGAACAGGTTTGGGGAGAGTTAAGCGAGAAGTATCCGGAGTTATTTAAGGCGGATACCAATGATGGTGATATGATAGCAGAGGTTATGACGGTATTAGACGGATTGCGACCAACTTATCGAAATGCTTATGGGGAAGATATTGAGCAGGCATCTTATGACCTTGCATTAAACATTTATAAGGAAATGAGCAATGTGCCACAAAAAGCAACTTTTAAGGATAAAGCGGATGCGGCAGTGGAGCGTGAATGGAAAGAGGCAAATCGGGTATATCTTACCATGCTGCAGGATTATCGGAAAGAGTGTGAGAAACAATTTTTGGAAGGCTTGAAAGTCAGTATGGATGATCAGATAAAGAATAAGAATCAGAGAATCCGAGAGGCGTATGCTAAGATACATGATTATGCAAATGTGATTGAGACGACACAAAACGGAGAACTGATTCGTAAGTATCAGTATGAGATTGATAAGCAAAAGCGTTACATTGAGCGGTTGAAAAAGAGTCAGGTGAAAAAGATAGCGGAAATGAAGATTGAGAATCGTCAGTACCGTAAGAATTTATCGGAGCAGAAAAAACAGACAGAAGCAAAGAATAAGATTCGTCGTTTGCATAAGCAGATGAGACAAATGCTGATGAAACCAAAAGAGGGGATGTATGTGCCACAAGATTTGGTTCGGTCTGTAATTGATGTGTGCGAGGCTGTCAATTTAGGCGCGAAAGAAGGAACTCAATTATATAATGCGTTAGATGATGCGAGACAGCATTTTGAAGCAATGAAAAAAGATTCCGATTATAACTATGCATCCGAGTATGATGCTGATATTGCTTATGAACTACAGCGTATTACTAATAAATTTAAGACTGATGGAAATAGCATTTATGATTTATCTTCCGAGGAATTAAATGAGGTTTATGATGCGATGAAAACGGTATACAAAACAATCCGGAGGGCACCCGAATTAATTCGCAAAGAAGGAGAAATTGATGCGACAAAGGCAGCAGAACAGGTAATTCGGGAAGTACGTTCGGCAAAAGGTGTAAGTTCATTTATGAGTACGCATAAAGTCATAAGAAAACTGCCTGAGTATGCATTGAAATCTCTAAATTCCTATCGTGCATTTCGCCGGATTACCGGATACGCGGATGGAGAGTTTATGCAGGAATGGAAAGAATTAAATGAAGGACAGCGTAAAATGCTGACAATTCAGCAGCAAGGAGAAGCTATTCTTGCCGATGTAATGCAGGATGAAAATGTGGTAAAACTGATGAAAACTTTTGATAAGAAGCAGGGAATGGTTGACACTGGTCTTGTTTATGAGGATGGCAAGAAGGTACAAGTGACGAAAGGAATGCGTATGGCTCTTGTCATGCATGGTATGAATAAGGACAATTTGCGACATATGGTTTATGGTGGTGTCACTATGCCAAATATGGACTTATATTTGAAGGGGGATAAAAAAGGGGCTTATAATACAACTAAAAAGGCTGTAGGAGTAACTTCGGCAAAAATTCAGGCGATGGAGGATGCCATGTCCCCGGAAGAGAAAAAGGTTCTTCGTGCTTTTAAAAAGTTGTTCCACGAGTACACCGGTAGTGTGATTAATGAGACCTCAATGGAATTGTACGGATTTAAAAAAGCAAATGAGAAAAATTATTATCCGATTTCTGTTGATGAAAATTATATAGCAACGGATATTACCGGTTTGAAAATGGATAAAACTTTAGAGGGAGCAGGCTTTTTGAAAGAGCGTGTACAATCGACAAAACCATTGGTATTGGAAAGTATAGTTGACACAGCGCAGAGCTCTTTGAAAAAGACATCGGAGTTTGGTGGTCTTGCGATTCCAATTAGGAATTTTAATAAGGTGTATAACGGCTCGACGTGGAAAGTGGTAGATGCGGATAGTGCCGATGTATCTGCGAAATCTGTAATGGTACAAGATGATACTGTTCATAAGGCAATGCAGGATGTATGGGGAAGAATGGCAACGAAGTATATTGATAATCTACTCGCTGATTTGCAGAATGCAAGGGCGGGAGAATCGACTGTCTTTGATATGCTTCGGGGGAATTTTGCTGGAGCAGTTCTGACCGGAAACTGGTCGGTTATTATGAAACAGGCGGCATCTTATCCGACAGCAGTTGCCACCCTTGGCTGGGAGCCGGTGATGAAAGCTCTTGCAAAGGGAGGTAAACACGGACTTCCGATTAGTAGTGCCGACCGAGAACTGATTGCAAAATATACGCCACTTTTATGGTATCGAAATAAAGGAAATTCCACACAGGAAATGGCTGATATTGATAATTTGAATAGCCTTACCAATCGTATGCCGGTGGTAAAAGAAGTAAAGAACATGATACAGAAAGTCGATGTTGCTACGGTTGGCAGACTTTGGTATGCGTCACAATATTATGTGGACGCAAATTATAAGGATTTGAAAAAGGGAACCGATGCGTATTATCGACAAGTGGCAGAAGTGTTTAATCGATGCGTAGAAGATACACAGCCGAATTATACAGTAATGCAGAGACCGGATTATTTGAGAGACCCAAGCAGAATGAAAAAGGTACTGTTTATGTTTATGACACAGCGTATGCAGAATGGCGGTATCTTATATGATGCGGCATGTAATCTGTATGCAAAAACCAAAACCGGAACAAAGGAGCAAAAGGCACAGGCAAGAAAGGAATTTGCATGGGCCTTATCCAGTCAGTTGGTATCGGCAGCAGTGCTTTCTACAATGACGTTTTTGGCAAAAGGTCTTTTGCACAAGATAAAGCCGTATTTGGACGATGAGAACGAACTCACTGCCGAGAGCTTTGTCTCAGAGTGGACCAATGGTGTACTGGGGTCACTTTCAGGAAGTTTTATAGCTGGAAACGAATTGTATAACATCATATATTCAATACATACAAAAGAATGGTATTATGGAATTGAGGTGTCCCTGTTTAGTGAAATTTCTTCGCTGGGTGAATCTATTGTGAACATAGGAATAGGTGCAAATGATTATTTGTTTAGTGATTCTGATGAGGAGGTAGAAAAAGGAAAAGAAAAAATGAGAAATGAGTTTTTTAACATTGCTGGTAGCGTGTCAAAAATGTATGGTATACCGGTAGACAATGTGAAAAATGTAGCCGTTGGAATTTGGAAGAATGTTGAGGATGTGACATCCGGGGAAGGCTTGTTTTCATTTTCGACGGATAAAGAAGAACCGAAAGCAAGTGTGTATGGAAAGAAAATTTACTATGCGCTTATGGACGGAGATAAGAAGACAGCCGAGGAATATCGGGAGAAGATGAAGAAAAGTGGTAAGAAAGGTGAAGGTGATGTGGAAACAGCGGTAAAGGACCAGCTGGCAAGTCGAAATGATTTAGTAAAGCAAGCGGCACAGTATCGTCTTGACAAAAATCATGATGGCTATATGGAATGTTACAACAAACTTATAAAAATGGGATTTAATCATTATGAAGTTGTAGCTGCAACTAATAGTGTATTAAATAAGATGCAGGACAAAACGGAATCCGGTGCAAAGGATGCACATGATTATCTTTCTTTTTACAAGAGCGATGATTTGGTTGCTGCCATTGAGGAGGGAAAAGGTTACGAAGAAATATTACAACAGATGTACGAGGAAGCAATGACAAAAATTGAAAAGGATGATGAAAAGCATGAACTTAGTGCCAGTAAGAAAGAGAAGAAAGCATTTGCGTCCATTCGTTCGAAATTATCTTCTGAGTATAAAGACAGGTTTCAGAGTGCTAAAAATACTCATGAGAAACAACTTATTATGCAGAAATTGTATAAACTTAAAATAAAAGGTAAATGCATCTATACAAGCGATACGTTTAAAAAATGGAATGAGGAATAGGTGGTTCG